GTGTATAGGTCTCCAATATGTTCCTCCAAAACTGCCTAATTGGAACATTTCTCTCGGTGTTAAATTAGGTCTAAATTCAGGATAATCCTTAAATATAATCTCTCCACTACTATTTTTATTAGGCATATTATAATTATCCTATATTTTATTGTAGAATATTTTACTGTAAATATTATTTGGCACTTATATAAACAGATAATACGATTGTAATATAATCATAGTATCATGGATCCGAATATTATAGTAGTTATTTTTGTCGTAGTAGTAATCATAGTCGTTTGTTTCATATTATGTTCATGTGTATGTCTAGATTAATAACAAACACCCAGGTACAATCAGAATTGTGCGAGCGGTTCCTTTTTTTAAGTTCGTGATAATTATTCATATTTTCAATAATTATCGTGTAAATTCGATTAACTAGCTTAGATGCTTTACATATTACATATTTTATCCAAACAGAGTAGATACCCATTTATCAGTAATAGATGGGGTTTTTTGTTCGGTAACTGAAAACCCAGGGTATGGATTCACTTCTATTATTTTACCATCTTCAAAATAAGGAGTCATCAAATCATTTGTCATGTAATCTATTCCAGAAAAATTCAGTCCTAATATTTTATTAATTTGCAAAAACATATTTATATTGAATGGATGTATTTCGTAATCTTCTATATATTTTTGTTTTCCACCATTTGATATACCAACCACATTAGACACTTTTATTTCTTTTTTTAATTCTAGTATATTGTCTAGTTCATATCCTTGTTGATGCATCAATTCTTCATTTATTATTGTAATAGGTTTTACTTCATATTTTTTCGGATATATATTAATCAATTCACGGATAGTAGAATGTCCATCACCTATTATTCTTGGCGGAATATCTTTACTTGTATACACTATCCTATCATTCATCACCATTATTCTGTATTTATTACCATACGTTTGTTCTTCAAGGATGATTGATTTTTTTCCTTCGTTTTGTAGTTTAGTTATTTTTTTCATTATATGAGCATTATCAGTTACATCTGTAAAAACATCCTTTCCTTGTGCACCCCAATTAAATTTAATAACTAGAGGAAATGATAACTTATTATTTATTATTTGTAGATTAGTTAAATTATCTATATTATTATTCCATTCAACGTATGTACAAACAGGTAATCCACTATTGCCTAATATTTTACTAGTTTCTATTTTATTGTTGGCTCTTCCTGCGGATTCTTTTGAATTCAAATTATTATTATAACTAATACTGGTTCCATTTCGATATAATAATTCTTTATTTTCATCTATTTTAATATTATATTTATTGTATATATTTTTTGCCATATTATTTGATGTAAATACCATTGGTTCTATTATTTTGTTTTGCTTAAAATAGATATATAATGATATTGATAATATACATACTATAATAACTGATATAATACTAATGGACAATCCCATATAATATATGTTAATATAATAATAGATCATAATAACATAGTATTTATTTTTGTAATATTTACAGTAACCATGTTCATATTATGTATATGTAAATGGATGATATGGGAAGACGTCTAAGTGTCGTCATTTTGGCTACTAGTTCCTTTTTTTAAGTTCGTGATAATTATTCATATTATCAATAATTATCATGTATTATTACTATTCTTTGCGAAATATATTATAGGGTTATATATAATATATCATTCATGTTAGAGACAATAGATAACATATTTAAATCAATTGTATCCTATGAACAATATTGGTGTAAAGTTATGGGGTTTTTGAATCCGTATATAGATCCATTCACTCATTTTATATCAAAAAAAATACCTGATTTTGATGGTCAAGCATTTTATAAATATAAAAAGCATAATTTTGTTTATGATAAATTATGGGTTATGAGATCACAAGGTCTTTTAGCAGGTGATTTAAAAGATTTAAAGGAAAATGATAATATCAAATTACCTATTTTTATTAAACCAAGATGGGGTAATGAGACAGCATCCAGTAAAAATTGCTTCAAAATAAAATCATGGGATGAACTAGAGCAATATAGACGAATTCCAGACATGATGTGGTCCGAATTTATCGATGCCAAAGAACAAATGACCGATTATATTTTAGTAAATGGTAAAATTGTCTATCAAATTACCTATGTTTATTCAGATACACAAAATGAATTTATTGATGACTGGAAATACATTAGTCCAGAGAATGAACCGATATCTAAAATCACGGAATGGGTAAATATGCACATGGGTGGTTTTACTGGAGCAGTGAATGCTCAATATAGAGATGATAAAATTATTGAAGTGAGTCTTCGTTTAGCAAGAGGTGGTGCTTACATATTAAGTACAAAGAACGAATATTTGATTCAAAACATTAACAATGTTGTCGATAAAGGAGAATGGGATTACAACATCCAAGACAAGATGAAATTTAGTCCATTTTATTCATTCAAGTGTTATAGTAAAGTTCCACTACTCTACTTATATCCTCAATACGTAATGGATTATATTATGAAAAAAAACAATTGTATGCCATTTTATGAATACTATTTTGAACCGGCAGGGAAAACAGGTATGGTGGCATTTCAGTTTATGCATACGAATTTTGACAAAGGTATGAGAACAAAAAAACATCTAGAAACAATGTTTAATTTTGCACAATATTTATTTATTCTTCTTTTTATAATTAGTTTAATATTATTTAGCATGAACAAGGCGTTAGGTATCATTATGATTATTTTTGTTGGTATGATATTTAATACAAGAATGTTAAATCCTGTTAGTGTCCAATATCAGCATTGGAAAGCAGCAAAGCAAATGATTATTGGTTAAATATATTGTATTGATTGTATTGATTATAATGGTATATATATATTTATCTAATCGATACCACGTGATAACGATGATGCGGATGATATATTAACACGATAATCATTTTCATATTGAAGTATATTTTTCATATTTTTTATAATCGACATTGTTAATTTGTACATATTATCGTTTTTTATAACAGTTGTGATATAATTATCATTGTACGTTCTCTCTAAACGCGGTTTAGAGATTAACAATGTATTACCATCACTATCTATAGGAAATAATTCTTTTTCTTCATTCGCCATATTCTCTAAGATGTGATCTGATAAATCGTTAAACTTATCTACATTTTGGGTCTCGTGTATTTCGAGAAAACTCATAAAATCTGAATATATATTTTCATACTCGATTGATGTATCTTTACATACAATAGTTGAATGTATAGTATTTACTATATCATGATGATTCATATTTACAATGTTACCATATTGAATGCCGTTTTTTAACGTTTCTATATGGATAATAAGTTTTTCACATGACAATATATTATAAGTAGTTTCATTCACGTTATTATTTTCTAAAATACTTCTAATAGTATCATTATATTCACTTGATTCGATTGTAATATTGGTATCCATGTATATTTATATGATATATTTTTTTATTATTATTTACATCAATTTTTAAATAATAATAATACAAAAACCCTGAATATATCTATATCATTATATCATATGATGATCTACACAATATTCACAATATGCGTATAAAAAATTGAAAATTTCTACAATCACTGTCCTTATATTATCAAAAATCGCCACTTCTTCGTCCATATTTTTATTATATTATAGTATTATACTTTTAAATAGGTGTATTAAATAATTTATTCATATTTTCAACCTCCGGTCTATCTTCTACATCTACAAATATCTTCTCAATCAGACTATCATCTCTAAATCGAATGCTATATTCTTTGCTCAATTGATTTCTTCCAATACGTCCAAGAGCTTGAATCGTTTTCTCTTGCGTCATATTACTCAAATCTTTGCTAATATATCCATGGCAAAACTGGTAATTTGTTCCGTAAATATAATCAGATGAAGCAATAATCAAGTATAATTTCTGCTGAACCGCCAATTGTTTCATAATCTCTGTATAATTATTATCATGATTGTTAGTAAATACGCCAATACCCATGAGCAATAATATTTTCCAACTACTTTTCACTTCCATTAACATGATTCTCTCGACATCATGTGGCTCAATATTACACGAGAATTCACGTTCCACCAAATCTTTTTTTATCCAATGGCGCATATGGGCCAACTTATTAGGAACAAACAAATCGTTCAATGCGATGGTCTTTACCAACTTGTAGAGTCCATCTATTTCACTACGCAAACTTCTCTGTTCTGGAGTAATTCTCTCTTTGGCCATTTTATGCTCTTTTTCGACTTCGTCGCCTAGACTATCTTCCAATTGTTGCTCCTTTTGCTTCAGTACTTTCAAAACCTTGTCATTGTGTTCTATAGCAGACATCATATCACTGATTACCTGCTCTGGGATTTTAACACTTTGTAGGATAAACTTGGAAATCTTCTCAACATCGTCAGCCAAGAATATGGTGGGTCCGTCTGTAAGAGTATGAGCATCTTTTGTAGCTACATGAATATTCGACTCAAATTTCTGTGTTCGTCGTTCTCTGAAATACTGATATACGACCAACCATTGGTCTCTACTAATTCGCTCCAGCAAATCCAAATAATGAATCTTTATAGTATTCATTGTCATATTACTCAGGTCTTCATACATGACTGCGATTTTGTATCTTTCATCTTCGACTATATTATTATTATTCAAATAATGGACAAATTTGACGATTTCACTTAAATCAAAATACCGTAACAAGGTCTTGTATTTCTTACAATGATTCACACTTTCTTGAAGCTTGTCGTAATCTTCATATTTTAAATGAGGCATTTCCACTTCATTTTTCGTGTTTAGTAGAGGAATCGATTTATTACAGTCGTGACTTACGATATTATGAACCACGCTATTCTCAAATCTAGATGTGAAATCAGCAATTGTTTCTTGTAAATCTTCTTCATGAGGCAAAGTTGCTGATGAAAGAATGATATTGGGAATAATGTTTTTCTGCCAATTATCAGAGATATAAGAATGGAATTCATGCTCCTCATAATCCATTGTAATCGTAGGCTCATCCCAATACAGAATCATGTCTTCTGCCTTGTTAAAAGCGTTCATATAGTACATAGCACACAAATAGGACTTGATATCACAAATCATGATTTCCACATTGTCACCAACCGTATTATCCACCTTTTTACTTCCATCTCGGTATTTAATGTCCTTGCCTGTCTTGTTATGCTTGACATAATCTTTGGCGGCGAAATAATGCAAACGAATATCAGATACATCATTGCATCCAAAAGCGAAAGCTATCTTTTTCCCCATGGAAATGGCTGATTTAGCCAGGGCTAGACCAACATGTCTAGCAGCACAAACAAATATAACACGTTTGGTTTCGGATAGTCCTAATGGACTCAATGTTTTACCTGTACCTGTGGGGGCAATATATAATACCAGCTTGGGATTGGGATTTTTTACTAGTGTGAATAGTTGCTTTTGATGTTCATATAGATGAATGTCTTTATACGTGACCAAATCTTCATTCTTTTCTATCAAGTCACTGCTTTGTAGAAACATATCTTCTATAGTTAATTCAACTGAATAGTCGGTCAAAACAGCTTCAATAAATTCAGTGACTTGTGGAATGACATTTGTAATTTTTAGTTTCATTAAGTGATGTAAGGTATAATAATATTTATTGAATTTTGTAGTATTGTCTTTGTAAAAGTAGCGCATAGTCTGTTCGGTTATATGAAGAAGATAGAATTCAAATAACTTCTTACCACAATCCTCTATAGTTTTACTCAAATTATCGAGTTTTAATTTTTCTATGGAGTTCATTCGTTGTATTTTTATATGATGTTTGCTTTCAAATGGAAAGTCATATTTTTTTTGTAATTTTTCAATGATTGGTTGGAAATATTCTTTATGAAGATGATTCATGACACTTTCAGTAGGTGTTAATTTCAAATAATTAATAATAGATGTATTTTTGTTGTAAATTATATTCACGTCATGATAACCCTTTATAATTAGGTTTAAAATTTCTTTTTCATCACTAGGAACCGTTATTTCCGTAGTGTCCCATTCTGTCTTAGTAAGCTTTTGTTGATTTAGATCCATTGTGATAATGTAATATACTTTATTTTATTGTTCTTTATTTAATTCAATTTTTTCATTTAAGCGCAAAAAACATATTATTATCTCTCTTTGCGACAAATAGTTATTTGATAGGAAATGATATAATATAGATATATTATATCATATAGTTACATGTTTTATTTGAATGGAATTCCCATATGTATCCGCCAATTAGACGTCGTAGATTTAAAATACTCGTTTTATGACGTTATGTCATTAACATCTGAAGAAAATATTCAATTAATAAATACATTTACTGTTACCGATTTATTTGATAACTTAAATCATGATCATAAAATTTTTGTAATTGTTAGCTTGAATACAAATAGTGTTATAGGTACAGGAACTATTAAAATAATAAATCAAAATACTATGTATAGTGTATGTATTATAAAAGGTATCAAAATCCACAAAGAATATTATAATAGTGAAAATAGTGAAAATAGTGAAAATAGACTAATTAGAGCTACAAACAACCCGAATATTACAAATAAAAACGAAGAGGACTTGTATACGATATTTCTTCAATACTTAATAAATTATAGTCGTCATGAAGAAAAATGCGTCAAGTATATAGTAAAATTAGACGACGTAGATGATAAAACATGATGAATGTTTATTATATCGTTTAACACTATTTATAATTTAAACATTTATTACATGTTTTATATTTTATACTGGTTATCGTAACTATAAATATATATGTATGATAATTTCGTTATCCAAACAATAAAATCTATTTTTCCTCTTTTAGCAAACATACTTTTATATTAAATTATGGATAATAATTAATTCATTTTAATTACGTTTTTAAATTTACACCATCGTCTATTTAATTATTCATTGCTATGTAATATTTATTTATACGATAACTTATAAAAATTGATATAGAAAAATATATAAATAATAACCGATACTTTATATAATGAATCATACAACGGCTACTATTCAACCAAATACCCCAGTCACCACAATGGAATTTACATCTTTCCGTCCCATCATATTGAGCATTGATGGAAATATCGGATCTGGCAAATCTACCTTGTACAAAGATTTACAAGAGTATTATCGTGATAATACAGATATTTGTTTTGTCCCTGAGCCAGTAGATGATTGGACACATATTGTAGATGGAGATAATGTGCCTATTTTAACCAATTTATACAAAGATACGAAAAAATATGCGTTTCGCTTTCAAATGATGGCCTATATTTCGCGTCTTCATTTACTAAGGCAAAAGGTGAAAGAAAATAAATATCGTATAATTGTGAGTGAGCGTTCCGTTCAAACTGATAGAAATGTATTTGCAAAGATGTTATTCGACGATGATATGATTGAACGCGATGAATATCAAATTTACAATAATTGGTTTGACGAGTTTTTGGACGATATGTACTTGGGTGGTATCATTTATGTAAAAGCTGACCCTGAGATTTGTTCTGATCGTGTAAAAATTAGAGCTAGAGAGGGCGAGACAATTCCTCTAGAATATTTACAAAAATGTCATAAATATCATGAAGAATGGTTAGAAACCAGTACCGATAAATTAGTCATTGAAGCCAATGTTGATACAAGTGTTGAAGAAAACGCAGGTATTCGCAACACGTGGATTCAGTCTGTCGATGATTGGATAAATCGTAAATTCCCCTATGTGAATATTAATACCAATAATATAAAACAAGGCATATCAGACGAATTACCAATTCTCCAATTTGATGGTGCGTGTAGGGGAAATCCATCTAGTGATTTGGGTCTAGGCTGTATTATAAAAAATAACAATAGAACGGAAACATTGGAAGAAGGTAGTTATCATTATCCATGTACAAATGAGAATGGTGGAACAAACAACGAAGCCGAATATTTATCGCTTATTAAAGGATTAGAACTTGCTTTAAAATGCGAAATGAAGTGCATTCATGTTGAAGGAGATTCCAGTTTAATTATTAATCAAATGAATGGGACAAATAAGGTAAATGCGAAAAATCTAATTCCATTACATAAACAGGCAAAAGAATTAGAAAATAAATTTCATTATATTGATTATAAACATGTAAAACGCGAATTTAACAAAGAAGCGGATAAACTAGCAAATAAAGCACTCGACAATGACGCAGCCAATAACGCAGTCAATAACGCAGCCAATAAAGACGCGTCAAAATGCGAAGGATGTGTTCCACGATTTGAGGAAAATCAAATGGCGCATATGGGGCCGAATGGGTGTATCGATTATTGGTGAATAGTTTCAGCGTAATATGATTCAGTCGTTACATACTTCAATCTAATGAATCATTTGTCAAATAATAAGTATTTAATTTGGAGCGAGATTTATATTTCAATATATCCAGTTCTTTTTTTGTGGTTGGAAATAACTCACTGCTGTAAATATCTTGAAGACATAACCACTCAAACATTCCACCAGGATATAGATATACATTTGTAAATCCTATCTTAATCAATTGTTCATATTTATCATAAATGGTCGTATCATTTACATTTGTACCATAAATAACAATGTTTTTATCTTTATTGTTTGAAATATAATGGTTGATAATATGCTCTTCTTGGCCACATGATATTGTATTTGGTAATAAACATGCTTGGTTATTAGGAGATAATGTATTAATGATAATATATTGGTCCTTCTTTTTTATCACTTCTTGTATATCTTCAAAATTCAATCGATATAATGATGATGAACGATTTCCCATATTTTAAATATCTAATTTACTTACTCATTAAATATTTAAATATTAACTGTATTATAGTTTTTTACACTATATCTAATCAAATTTCATGAGAATTTCCACTGTTTCCTTTTTAATACTTTTCGACGCAGAAACAGATAATTCCTCCCTCTTCTTTCTTGTTTTGTTATTCTTATCAACCGCTCTATTTTTAGACGTACTGTTTCTACAGTTCATATCCTTTTCAATTATAGCGTAATTCTGTTCAATATAATCAATCGCACTATTTTCAATTGCCCATTTAAAGAAATTCAATTGACCAATGGTTGTTTGAATATGCGCACCATCTTTATACGGTACCGAAATGCGATCCCATCTACAAAATGGATCAAATCGTTTTTTAGAATAAGCCTTTAATTTCAACTTGTAATCATTATATACTTTAAATCGCTTGTCTGTATCTTGAACTTGATATACAGTATAATATTTCTTTGCGTAATTAGTAGCAAACCAATCGATAATGCGGAGCGAAATTCTCGATTCACCATTAATGACTTGTAACATTCGATCCATATTGTTGTTATTGTCCGTGTTGTAAAATTCTAATAAATTAGTCAATAGTAACTCATTTTGTGTGCTATAATTTTTCGACATTGTGTATTAATATATGAAGTATTCATAACTATATTTAAATACTTTTAGAAATAGATAGTATTCTATTTTTATTTTTATTCATTGGAATTATATTTATAATCACTCGTATTTGAATTTTGAGGAGTTAAAAAGTTTTCTTGAACTTGTAAATCTTCTAAATAGTTGGAAGAGAGAAATGGATTTAAATTTGTTTGTGCTACCATTTCTCTCTCATTCATTCTTTCAAAATTACTTTCTCTCTTTGTACCATTATTACATCCATTTTCTATAGTTGAAAATGAATGCTCATTACTAGGCATATTGTCTCTAGGAGCAGAACTATCAATAAATGTTTGTCCTTCTTGTAAAATCGTTTCCATTACATTATTTCCGATTGATTTATGCTTATCTTCTAATCTACTTTTTTCATAAAACTGGTCTTTAATCGACGGACACCACTTTAAAAAAATGATTTGACTCATATATTTTTATATTTATTATTAAAACTGTTTTCTAACTATTTTTATTTCTTTTCCACGTTTAAATCTCTCACTATCCATGCTACCTCTTTTAACATTGCATTCTAGGCAACATATAACAACATTATCATAATTATGACCCACGTCATTGTCTATCCTATCCAGAGTCCATTGTTTTTTTGAAAGTACATCTCTATATAACAACTCACATTTTTCATGACAGTAAAAACATTTCAACTTACTCTCCATAAGTCTTTCTATTACTTGATTGAGAGAAATGAGTTTATTCATATCAAATAATGATTTTTGAATATCTTGTTTTTCGTAGCCTTTTATTTTTTTTGTAATTTCTCTCTTCACTAAAATTTCATGACCTATTGTTTGTTCTAAATACAACCTGTTTATTATTTCTATATGTTTCAGATAAGTGAAGTAAGAATCATCTAATTTCCAGTTAGTGACACTTTTACGTTGATGAGTTTTTATATTTTTTATTCCGTCTATATTTCGCTTCCCTGTAATTTCCACAGACTTCATTGAAACACTAAGATATATTTATTTATTTATATTATTTTAAAATAATATAAACTTAGCTTATTATATACATATAAGAATGAGTAATGAATGTGTTGAATTGAAAAATATTAAATATAAATCTATGCTTTTAAGTGGTAATTCAGAAGAGCCAGTTGAAACCGTTGAAAATATGTCTAATTTGGACCATTTTCTTGCTGGGGAAAAAAAGAACAGTTCGAATGAAGTATGGACAAAACTAGATAAAACTACTAAAATAATTAAATTCGATGAATTTGTTACTGAATATTGTAATGATAATAACTACAATAGTCAAGACAAGGTTGATTTGAATATATTTCTAAACACGAATTTGGATAGAAAGCGTCTTCTTAAAGCAAAAGAAGTGATTTACGATAAGGAAAGTGGTAAAATTAAATCTATACCATCATTGATGTATAATACTACGTCTAAAAAATTCACTCTTAAGAGATGTGAAAAACGTCAATCCACACTAAAATCACTTGCTCCTAAGAAGAGTCGTGTAAAGAAACTCATTGAAACGGTAGCTGCAATGGATATAAATAATGATGACGATAGTAAGTAATTCCGACATCCGATACAGTAATATATTATTTTGCGTAATAATATATTATCTATATTGGTTACATTGTTTACACGACAATTAGATAAAATTGATATAAACAATCAATGTTATTATAAATTAAATCAACAAACAACCAATATGCTATTCGGATATCAATTACCAGAACTAAAGAATATTATAAATTTCTTTCAGTGGAAGAATATCTTCACTATTCAGGAGAGAGACGACATAGAATTATCAATGGGTACATTGATAGATAATTTTATAGAAGGAGATGTATTAGGATTCAGTAATCCGCATTTTGAGTTTAATTTAAAGGAATATGTATTCACCAATATGCTCATGTCTTTGAGTGAAGTAATTTATGCGGACAATATATCTATGGCTGACAATAAATCAAAAACTATACATGTACCGTTGAAAACCCAATTAGAAGAAGAATTGGAAACCATTTATTTAAAAATTCATAAATACTATTTTACAAAATATTATCCGCCTCGTTCGTATGCGGATAGTTTTATTCGTATGGATCCAAATATTGAACAAATGATCGTTAAAATTAACGATATCGAAAATAAACCCCAACCTGAACAGCGAACGACTGAATGGTACGAATTCCGCTATAATTTAATTACGGCGAGTTCCGCATGGAAGGCATTTAAATCGCAAGCTGCTATTAATCAACTTATTGTCGAAAAATGTAAGGATTTGAATGTATCAAAATATGATACAGTTAATACTGCTACTCCAATGCATCACGGAAACAAATATGAAGATGTTTCTATTATGCTATACGAATCTATGTATAGTACGAAAGTAAAGGATTATGGATGTATTCAACATGACACTTTCAAATTTCTTGGAGCATCCCCTGATGGAATTAATGTTGATCCTTCCTCGTCAAGATATGGTAGAATGTTGGAAATAAAAAATCCGACAACCAGAGCAATCACTGGAATTCCAAAAGAAGATTATTGGATTCAAATGCAACTACAAATGGAGACATGTAATTTAAACGAATGTGACTTTTTAGAAACTGTGTTCAAGGAGTATGATTCAGAGGAGGATTTCGTGAATGACGGCACATTCACTCATACAGAAGAAGGGCAAATAAAAGGAATGATTATCTATTTTATGAAAGATGGAAAGCCATTTTATGAATACATGCCTCTACATATTTCAAAAGAAGAAAGTGAAATATGGTATGATGATATTATGATCAAGAATAATGATTTGACATGGATAAAAGATATTCATTGGTGGTTGGACGAATATAGTTGTGTATTGGTGCTTCGAAACAAATTGTGGTTCGAATCGGCTATTCATAAGATAGAACAAGTTTGGAATATTATTGAAAAAGAACGAGAAACCGGATACGAGCACCGCCTTCCTAAAAAAAAGAATGTCAGATCACGTTCAAATCCAATTGTTGAAATGACAAACAATACAAACAATACAAACAATACAAACAATACAGTCAATACAGTCAATACAAACAATACAAACAATACAAACAATACAAACAATACAATTAATACAGTTAATACAGTCAATACAGTTAATACAGTCAATACAAACAATACTGAGAACGAGAATACAGTCAATACTGTTAATAAGTGTCTTATTGATACTAATAATTTGTAATAATTATAATAATTTACTCATCATCTTCCATACTAGAAGGGCATTCTAATTTATGGGACCCATAATAATTCACTCTTATATCCGGAGATGAAAAGGGTATTTCTTTAGGGCTGTCAGGTACCTCTATTTTTTTATTATCGTATAATCCGTCACAAAACTCAGCAGGAGAACATTGGCCATTGTTTGGAGTAGCCCAATATCGCACATTATTTGTATATTGTCCATAAGAAGAACCAAATACAGGATAATAGGTAGAATTGTCCTCGTATGTATTTTCGGAAACACCCATATTCTTTTTAAATGGATATTCATGTAACAATGGAACATCATCACTTATAGGATAATCACCGGGTGTTAAGTTTGTATATCCCTCCATATTATTTCCTATAAATGGAATACTTATAATAGCAAACAATAATGCTAAAATTAAAAATATTATTTTTTTATTAAAAAATGTCATGTATATATTTTAACGACATTTTATTTTTATTGGTTGGTTTGATTTATTTTTATTGATATTCTCAAATGATTTAAAATTATCGTATTTATTATAACTAATAGTAAATATGAGTGCTAATATTGAACATGAAATGCGCGTGCTAAAACGTAACGGTGAAACAGAACATTCGTCCAAATATGAAAATAATACCAATACAAAAAATACAGTATATACATCTAACGAATCTGAAGTTTGTGAAATGTGCTCAGCTTAAAATAAGTTCAATATATGTACTGTCATCGCGTTTGCCCACTTATCATTTTCTCTATTTTTATCAGGATGATATTTTAATAGTAATTTATGTTTACAATGCTTATACAAATCTCCTTTACTTAATAGTAAATTAAATTCAACGCGTAATCTCTTGATAACGATATACTCCGGGTTGTTTATTTCTTCTTCTTCTGCCATCTTTGTACGTTCCTTTTCCGCTTCTTCTTCTCTCTTTGTACGTTCCTTTTGCGCTTCTTCTTCTCTCTTTTTACGTTCCTTTTGCGCTTCTTCTTCTTGTTTTCTCCAACATTTCTCCCACATTTCTGCAACTCTTATATCTGCTTCTTTTGCGTCTTGTTCTTTTTGTAAGGCGTCCTTTTTCCTTTGTTCCTCTTCTCTTATTTTGTTCAGTCGTTCTGATTCTACTCTTTTCTTATCTCTCTTCTTTTTTTTTACTACGGCTTCGCGTTCTCTTTCTTTTTCTAATTGTTTTTTTTCTTCATGTGTGGTATAAGACGGATCTAAAAATTTACGCCATAGATATTCGGTGTCTATTTTCCTTTTTTGATCGTCATTTAAATTACTTCTCTTCTTCAGGTCTTCAATCGATTTTAATATTTTTCTAGCTTTTTTCTCTTCTTTTTCTCTTGATAGATCATCAGATTTTTCATCTATATCTAAATTATTGTAATAGTTGGACATATTTTATATGCTGTTTTAAAAGTTTATTTGGTTGATAAAAAAAATACTTTTCAGTATCAATTTTTATTTTTATGTTTATTTGATTTTTAATATGCTTCTCTCATCATTGTGCGAATTGTTCTATTAATTGCGCAAATATCCTTACGCAGTTCAATCTTTACAAAACAACGCATACAAATCAGTATATCAATAAGAGCATTATGAGTATTTTTAGGAATTTTCTTAAACAATTCGTCATGTAATTCGCTGAGTGTAGGATATTTAAAATACATATCGCCGTTTGGCCAAAAACGTTGTATTTTACATAATTCTACGCTATTTTTCATGGTACAGTATGTAGAATGAATATTCATTCTAATCTTATTTCGAATACCTTCGACCATAACCATTCGTTTATCAAATGAAACATTGTGTCCTACTAACATATCAGACATGTCTGAAAATTTATTGAACTTTTCCAAGACCTGTTCGATTGGAATCCCTTTGGAAGAAAGCAGTTCGCGCGAAATATTATGAACTTTTTGACTTTCTGGTTGAATTATGACATCATCGCCAATGGAAATATAATCATCTTCCAATGTAACAATATCGTTGGTTTCACTATCATACACAATATATGACAGCTGAATAATATGAGGCCATTTCTGCGTCTCATAAATGCTAGGATTCCTTCCCTCAGGCAACCCAGTGGTTTCTGTATCAAATATTAGTACTTTCATATTGATTGTGGTTAATTTAGAATGACAGAAAGAAAGAAAAAAACTTCAATTTTAATTTACATATTTGATATTCCACTGTGAAAATACGTAAATATAATCAGTCTAACAATAATCTTTACAAATACCATATGACTTACGATGCCATTTACTAATACCATATTCTTTAATTCCATCTATATGTAATTTTGTACCATACCCTTTGTTCTTATGAATACTATATCTCTCTTTTAATTCAGGATGTTCTTCACATAATTCTTCAACATATTTATCACGCTCCGTCTTGGCCAATATAGAAGCTGCTGCTATTGCGCAAAACTTATTGTCACCTCCTTCAATACAAACATGTTTTACCTGTAGAAATTCATCATTGTGGAATCGCATATAAGGTTTAAAATCATTTCCATCAATCAAAAGGAAATATTCGCTGTTATTTGGACTCATATCAATCACATTTTTTATACTACTATGCATACTAGATAGTACAGATTGACGAATATTAATTTTATCAACTACTGTTTCATCATTATAAGTAACACTCCATGCTAAAGCGTGATTTTTTATATGTTCAGCAACCTCTAATATTTTTGTACTACTGCTGAATTTCTTACTATCTTTCATTTTATCATATTCAAATACATCGTCTTTAGGTAATACGACGGCTGCTGTATATACACGACCGAACAACGGTCCTCTACCTGCTTCATCAACTCCTATTTCCAATACACCACTATCCTGATTATAAAATTTGGTTAAAGGTTCTGGTTTTACTCTTGGCATTTACTAATATGTATATTTTATCTATAAAACAATAATCGCGGTAATATTTATATTCAATTTTAAATTTTTCTTAAAGTATAATATAGAATGAAGTTTGAAAAAATACATTTGTTTCTTATTTTGTTATTGTCATTAATATTTGCTGGATTTTTAGGCGAGTTTGTGCGCGAAGGAATGTCGTCCAATACAGATGTTGTGGTTGTTAAATCCTCTGCGCCGGCCAGTAGTGCTCTCCCTAGCGGCGTTCATTCCTACGAAATTCCAAAAGGCCAAGAAGATATGTATATTTTAAAATCAGAAGTTGTTCCACCAGTATGTCCTGTTTGTCCCCAATCTGCGGCTTGTCCTAAGCAAGAAAAATGCCAACCTTGTCCTCCATGTGGTAGATGTCCTGAGCCAGCATTTGAGTGTAAAAAAGTACCCAATTATTCAAGTTCCAATAATAATTATCTACCTAGACCAGTTATTGCCGACTTTAGCCAATTCGGTATGTAAATAAATGATTACGTAATCATAATAAACTATGTAATCATTTTTCTTACTCACGTATCTTCTTATTCGCGTGTCTTCTTACATTTATCATCCATTTGAAATGTTTTACATTTTTCTTCTTTGGGAACAATCTTAATAATACATTTTGTCTTTTTGCCATACAATGGTTCTGTACATCCTTTTTCCTTTTCACGCTTATTTTTACGCGTTTTTTTGAACGTAAATTGCTTTGGTTTTTCATCTAAACATCTTGCTCTGAAATGCTCGTATCTTTCTCTCACGTCGCAATAGGTTAATCCTGAATCTTTGCCTAAATTTTTATTAATGCGCTCATGAAGAAGATATACATACCTAGAAAAACTATTGCGATTTTTCATACAATTCGTGGTTAAAGGAAACATTTTGTAGTTTTTTTTCAAATTCTCTCTACAGTGTTTGCATGGAAGTACATTGACTAGATTTAACATATAATCTCTGTAATGTTTTTTATCACTACTGCTTGGCTTTACAGGATAATTAAAACTCATAGTGTGTAAAAAATGCCATTGCGCGGGCCCCCAAACACTCACAAGCATACCATCACCATCGCTAAAATCCTTTTTGGAAAAAACTCGTTTCGTTTTGTTTTTACGTGACCTTGTATTTTTATGTGACCTTGTATTTTTACGCGATTTCAGATGTTTATTAGTTTTCATATTACATTATTTAGAGAAAAAACTTTACGCCTATATTATAATGAAAGATACTTATCAGAAAATATATCAAGACTTTTGCAATAATACCAAATCTACCTTTTACATAAATGCGATTGTTATACTTCTTGTATTTATATTTATAATCGTTCCATCTTCATCATATGATGTAGCATCGTCGTTGAAACCATCTAGTTCATTTACAAATATACTTGCTAGATTACTGATCCTCGGATTATTATCCTATTCACTATACACCAACCTCGTTTCGTCGAATTCTCTATTGGATATTGATAATATTTTTACAAGCCCAAGTTTAGCAATAGTTAGAAATAATTTTCTTTTAAATAGTGTATTCTCTCTACTCATCTTATCATTTATCGTATATATATTTTATGATTTTATCAAATAAACTGATATAGACAATATAGCAGTTTCTGGTTTAGTAGTTTATGACAATTCGTTTTTAAAAACAATGTTTTATATATAAAAATATATATAACATGTTGGAAAGTATTCAAGAAGGAGCCTATAATTTACTTAGCAATACAAGATTTTGGATGATATTGCTTGTTATCATATTCTTCTTAGTCATTGCTGGATATGTTTATAGTAAATACGTTACCCCCATGGTAGATACACAATTCATACCTAACAATGAATTTCATGATACCAGTGATTCGTCTGGAGATGATGCTCCTGAAGTAGAACTATTTATCTTTACAGTCGAATGGTGTCCCCATAGTAAAAAAGCAATCCCTATTTGGAATGAACTAAAAGAAGAATATGACGGAAAAATATACAATGGACACAAACTGATATTTCAACAAGTGGATGGTGAAGAAAATCCTACTTTAGCAGATAAGTACAAAGTTGAAGGATATCCTACTATTAAATTAATAAAAGGTAATCAAATTATCGAATACGACGCCAAACCATCTGTTGAGCACTTGAAAGAATTTTTAAATAGTACTTTGGCTTAACTTACTATTCCCTGTCATATTTAACTCCTTTTCATAATTTAAAAACAAATCAGCATATGTCTTACCTTCTTCCATAAGCTCCTTCATCATTTCGCTATTCGTTAAATAGTCAAACCATGTAGAAAAATCAGCTAGTTGTTTGTCACATATACATTTCAATTCATATCGTATAGGTTTAGGAGTAGAGTCGTTTTGAATAAATTTAATAATTTTGCTCATAGATGCTTGTAAATACTGAAAAATATTCATGTCGTCATTTATATTTTGTTCCAAATTACTCCATTTGTTCTTAATTCCCAATACTTCATCTTCATTACATTGTTCGTTTTGCAAGCATTCGTTTATTGGGTAATTGTCAAATAGACTACCATCGACATAACAGTTATCACCTTGAATCACTGGTTTAAATAATATAGGAACAGCGCTGCTCATTTCTAATGCAGTGATTAGTGATAATTCAGGATGTGTTTTATGACTTACATCTATTTTCTGAAATGAATTCATTTCCACTGTAAAAAAATGTAAATCAATCTGATTATATTCGTAATACTCTTTCAGTGTAATTTCTTCAGTTAAATCTTTTGCTGTCAATAATGGTTTCAACATTTCCTTTACCATACTAACTTGAAACATACCTTTATTGTAATACATATTAATGAAACTATCTGGTTCCATTTTAAACACCTTACTCCATGGTCGCTTTAAAAAATAATCATCTAAAGTTTTCCAATCATATTTTAATGATATAATCGTGGCAATAATAGCTCCAGCCGAAGTACCGTATATTGATTTAATATTATCTAGTTGAATAAATTCTGCTTCAAATAAATGCTTTATAGCACCATAACATAACATTCCAGTTGGACCACCTCCATTAATTACTAAATGCTTAATCATATATCCTGTTCATATATGATTAATTATTATTAAGTATTATTAATTATTATTAAGTATTATTAATTATATTTATTCATAAAAATAATATTATATTTACACCCCTAATAGCGAAATAATTACAATTCATTCTCTACTTTATCCTCTACTTTATCCTCTAATTTATCAAAACGCTTAACATATTTATGTAA